GTAATCATCTATTCTCTTGAAGTCAGAGAAATAGTTTACCAGTTTATCAGCAGCCCAGTAAGCATCTTTTTCATCAAGTATCATCCAAACAATCCTTCTAAAGTACGCCTGGTGCCATAACTTCTATCGACTTGCCAATCAATACATTCCATAATCATTTCGATTGGATCAACAAAAGACTTTGAAAATTGTTTGTCTCTGTCAATTTGTTCATGCAAATTAAACTCTTTAGGTAACTCTGAGATAAAAGCAATCACATTAGACTGTAAAATGTTAGGTGTTTTAAGCAAAAGATATTTTAACTTCTCACCCTCTTGAATCAGCTGATACTTGTGAGTTAGTTTATGTTTCTTCAATAGATGATTATATATCAATGCACCTTTTATATGCATCGGTGTACCTTTCTTAAATATGCTCGACTTGTCTCCCCATTTTCTAAGGCCATTTACTGATCTAGGAAATGCAGTTTCTTCTACAGGCAAATTCATAAAGTCTTTTCTGAAATCTTGAATAAATTTATTTACAGAACTTTCATCTTCATTCACAATCACCTTCAAAGAATCTTTCATCTTCTGCCGGCAAGCGTATGGTGTTGATGATTTGACAGACTCAATACCCATAACTTTCAAATTAGGTTCACTGTATCGAACACCCTCGTTGTCATGTACATTGAGAATATATCGTTTCTTGGCAGTCCAGATACCTTTATCAGCAATGACTTCTCGGCCCATCTCCATCTTCTGGTCATAGGCGTGAACATAGTCAGCAAGTTCCTCATAGCAACCATTGATAAACGGTTGTAATTTTTCTTCGGCAACCTTATTCAGAAACTCAATAGGATTTTTTGGGTTGACTTTATCAACCAACTCTTTGAATCGTACATAGATAGAATCTGTATCTGATGCCACAATGTAATCAATATTATCAGTTTTCAATATATCATTTAAATATTTGTTTACTCTTGCTTCGATCCAACGAATAGATAACTGACCAGATGTTGTAATGGCAGTCGCCATTCTTTCATCATAATAACGAAAATACTCATTACCCAAAGCACCATAAGCACTGTTTAGAGCAATCTTTCTTGCCATCTGAATGTTGTGATACGTTGATATTTGACTTAGATATTTTCTATCTTTAGTATCTTCATAGTTTTGTTTTGCCTCAAGCAGATAACCTTTGAACTTTGTTCGGTCAGTGTAATACTTCTCCATCAATTCGGGCAAGAAACCACGAATGTCTGTTCTGAAACAAGCGCCGTTAGGTGTCACTGTAAGTTTGTCACCAAGAACATCTGTATTGACTTCTTTGTTTAGCAGTCTGTCGATGGAAATAGAATCTGGAAACTGTTGTTTAATAAGAGTCTCTAGCGATATGTTGTATTGCATAATCAAATGCGGATACAGACTATTCAAGTCAAACGACATTATCCATTCGTGCTGGCCAACTTGAGGTTCTTTTACATAAGCACCGACATACTTTGCACCTTTGGTGTGATGTCTACGCTGAGGTATAATTATATCTTTCTCTAGCAGATAGTTATAGATGATAACATCCCACATACGGTTCTGTGAATAAACATCGTTGTAGTTTATCTTAGCTTCGTATGCCATTGTGAACATCAACTGAATCATGCCAAGATGATCTTCTAAAGCATCTACCAACTCAACGTCTTTAATGTTATAGTCAATGAAAGATTGGTAATCGTTTGTATACCACTCTTTGAATGTATCGTATGGGTTTGGATCTTTCTTCGTACCTAACTCAATCATAGAGATATAATCAAGAGTATATGATTCTTGACCTGTGTAGGTAAACTTCTTGTAAAGATCAAGATAGTCTAAATTAGATACACCCCATATGTTAAATCGGGAAACATCACGACCAAATGTAGATGTGTGTTCTTCAGACACCGTATTCCAAGGCGACATGGCATTCATCATGTCTGAACCAAATAGATTTTTGATGCGATTGCACAAGTAAGGTATGTCGAAGAATGTGGTGTTCCAACCAGTAATTACATCTGGTTTGACATTTGCCATAAACTCAACAAACTTATTTAACAATACTCGTTCATCATCACAATAAACATAATCAACATCATCACGATTATTTTCGTATTCAGCAATACCCCACACGATAATTTTTTTCGTGTTGTGATTCTTTACTGTAATGGCAAGAACTTCTTCTTGCGCTACACCAGGATCAGGAAAACCATTTTCACTGGCAACCTCAATATCGATTGTTATTGTTAGAATCTTTTCTTGATTCCATTCAACAAGACCAGGATAGGTATCAGAGAGATAACAATACTGATATCTTTCCATACCGTAAATCGTGTTAGGTTGATCTTCGTAGTTTTTTAGAAACTCACGGGCCTCTTTCATTCCCGGCAGTTGTATAGGTTTAAGACCATGACCCTCAAGGGTCTTGTATGCAGTCTTTTCAGGCGTTCGGGTAAAAAGTACAGGCTTGTACTTGATTTTGCGCTGTACCCTCTTGCCGTTTTCAACTGCACGGACAAGAAGCATATTACCCTTTTGAATTACGTTAGTATAGAAATTATCAGTCATATAATAACTATATCAGGAAAACATCATTCTGTCAATACCGATTTGGTATCAACATTAACTTCCGGTACAACGATACCGGAACCAAATGCTTGCCTATAGTTATTTACTAAATCTTTTGCTGGTTCTATAATGAATACAATAAAATCTTTTGGAATATCCACTTTAAGTTTTGCAGTACCCGCAAATGGAATCCACGGTGCAAAACCCATCTGCATACCTTGACCATTAGGATTGCCCATTGGCATAAGCTGTGCTGGATTTTCTAAAGTTATAACATCATCTTTTTCTTCAACTTCGGAGACAACATCATCTCCTGCTCGCGTTCTTAATAATTTAATTGCCATAATATATTTTTACTTATTCCTCAATTTTCTTTTTGTTACCTATATTGTATTTTGTTTCAAGGACCCAACTATCTTTTTCTCTAAAAGAAAGAACTTTTATTTGAGATAATGGTGCTCTTGGTTGAGACTCTCCCATAATAGATATGAGGCCCCAATCTTCTAATAACCCGGCGATAGTGTTTCTTCTTTCAACATCATTAATAGATATGTTTGTTGGTTTGCCATCTAGAGCAAATAGTTCTTTGAAGTGAACTATAAAGTATCTGCCTTGTTTGTGAAGTATGTGGCAAGACTGATAAAGCTTTCGCTCTTTTCTACTTGCAACTCCAATTCTCGATAATGTTTCTCTTACTTTTAGGAAGTCGTCTGTTTCTGATAATCCGACCTCTAGCATTAGGTCAGGTGTCCACTCCAATTCTTCCATGTTTACCGCCTCTAGTCAATTTTGTTTTTATTATTTTTATCTGCTCTTCGGTAAGAACTTCTAGAGCTTGTTTGGCCTTTTCATTATTATAGCCATAATATTCTTTTACTAAATCTAAATTTTTTAGTTTAGAAGCACGCAACCACTTAGCAAAGCGTTTGCGTTTTCCAATACTATTTAGTAAAAAGTCATATTGTAAACGACTATCTAAAAGACACAGGCGATTCATTTCATTGACATAGAATAAGGTATCTGAAAATGGTGCTAGACACTTGTTGACGATGTATGCTGGGTACTTCTTCTCATCATACTCATCAATCATAATGTTTTTCTTATTGAGATTAATACTATTCAACCAATCTTTTAGATCTGCCATACGTCAATTCCGTTTTCATATTTACTCATTATAATCTCTGATGGTACATTACCGACTAACCAATGATCTGGTAGTGGTGCCCAACCCTTTCTCAAATGTCTAATGAAGGCATTGGGATGTGTCCATACTTTAACACCATCGTTCTGTAATCGTAATGATAAATGATGATCTGATGAGTTACCTCTGGGCCAGCATGACACGGGGTATTTCTCCCACATCTCTTTGGTCATACCAGTCAGTGCAAAGTTAGCATAACTTGTTCTAACTAGTTGAGGTGTTATCTTTCTCATCTGTTCCATCGTTACCCACGAACCATATTCTTCTCTTGCTGGTCCCCAACTTGGGTCCTTGCAACCAATTTTGTTTTGATTGACTGTAGATTCCTCACTAAAACTTCCATCACTCTCTATGTGCATATTCATCCAACCAGTGAACACATCACACTTATCACTCTTTGTATAATGTAACACAGTTTCGGCTGCTTGTCTAGTGACAATCGCATCATCGCCGATAATAATGAAATGGGTGTAGTCGTAAAGTTTTATAAACTTGTTTAGTTCTAATGTCACCTGTGGTTCTGTGAATGCCTTGAAGAACACAATAGGAATATTTTCAAAACTTTTCTTGTATGAATCAAGAGCAGGTTTGATGTTTCTGGGTTGCATTACAAGTAGGCAAGGATCAAAAGTAGATTCTGTCATTATTTTTTCTCGTTATTAATATGATGGCCTATTGCATCTTTCCATCTTAATTTCTGATGAGCAAATATACCACCAACTATATCTTTAGTCAAATAGGTATTATCTCTCAGTATCTTTGCAGGATTACCTACCCAAACTTTGCCTGGTTCTACTAATGTTTTCTTAGGCACAACAGCACCCATACCAATCATAGACCATGCACCGATTACCTGATGTTGATGTATAACACAACCAGACCCACAGTTACTTTCTTTCATCACATGGACATGACCTAAAATGATAGCACCGACACTCAGGGTCACACCATCTTCAATGATACAGTCGTGAGCCACATGAGAACCACGCAACATAATAATGTCGTTGTGTATCTCTGTAGGTGTAGTTGTGCCAGCATTGATCGTAACAAACTCGCGAAATGTATTATTGTTACCAATCTCCAATTCACCATTATTGTGCCAGTATTCTTTATGTTCTGGTCGTGTGCCGATAGAACAATGACCTTCAAATCGGTTGTTATCTCCAACGGTCAATTCTCCCGTTAGATGACAGAAGGGGCCGATATAATTATTGTCTCCTAGTTTTACCAATACATCTACATATGCTGTCGGGTGTATAAAATTCATCGCCAATTCTCCTTTACCCATTGTTGATCTGCCACAGTATGTGGTTTATCTTTGCCGTGAAAATATACGATACTCGCATCTTTCAATCGGTTCATATGACCGTGAATGTGTACACGGTAACTTAATATTTTGCCCTTGAAGATAGTATCTAGTCTTGGGCTGTCTGGGTATGCCACTCTCAATAGTGCCATCTCTGATGGTGCATTGTGTGGACCATAATCTAGTTTTGCATCTCGCAAAAACATAAACTCGTCGCCTTTCCATAACTGCCAAACTTCTTCACAAAAATTATCATCACAAATTGTAATGGCGTTGCAAATAGTTTCTGGATGATATGGATCTTGACACACTGCAATCTTGGCATCGTATGCCAAGATATCATCTAGTGGTCCTGTAATGATAGTATCAAGACCTATGGTTAATCTCTTGCCTGTACACAAGTCAGGACGATACAGTTCCATCAAACTCATCCAACCATATTGGTCTACAGAACGATCAAAACGAATCGCATCGACAGGTTCTTTAAAATCGTAGTTTTGGTCAACCAAACAAATAAAGTTAAACTTGCCTTTATAATTTCTTTCTATAGCCCTATAAAGACGGTCTACCCATTCCGACGAATAAATTCCAGCACTATGCAAAATGCCAGTTTGTCTGCCATCAAACAAAGCACAAACAATTGTTATATCAGGAGTATAAGACTCTCTAGTGTTCCAACTACTTTCTTTGGAGTTCAGTCGCATCGTATTCATAATTATCACTCGTTTCATTTTCTCTATACATTCTAGCGCCATTTTGAATATGAAAATTCCAAGCCATCTTTGTTTTGGGCGAAAGTGTATAAAAACCCTCTAACCAAGATTTTGTAAATGAAAGATGTTTGAAAGTATCTAAGACTAACATTCTGCCATGACCTGATTTCTTACTCCAGACCGTATAAAATATAGCATATTTTAAACCATTCATTTCATCTAAATCTTTTACTGTTTTAGGAACTTCATCACAGTATGCAACACAAATAACAGCACCATCATTAGTATAGACCTCTCGGCCGGCAGACTGTCTAAATTCTCTGCTCAATTCTGGTCTAACAGGATCTTTAGACCAATGCAAATTTTCTGGCCAAAGATCGCCATATTTAATTTCTTTTACTTTCATTAGTAATTACCTTAGAAAATGATATCGATGAGGGTCTAATGATCCAACCTAACCCATCATGATCTAGTTCTAGAAGTTTTTTTGGATTCCATTTTAAAATTTCCAAATCTTCATCAGACAAAGCAATATATCTTTGTCCTTTTTTGTCTTTGTAAATCATCTGCCTACATCCTTAAGATATTTTTCTTTCGTTTCATCCCAAGTCATGTATATGAGGTCATCGTAAAATAAATTTTCTTCACTTACACCGTCACGAGCTAATAACGATTTTATTCTCTTACTAGCATATTTATTCTTCCAGATATCCACCAAATGTTCAACC